CGCATATGAGTCAACATATACTTTCATTGCACCGTTAAGTGTTCCTACAAATTTAGTATTTGTTGGAGCTTCAAAAGTGCCTTCAGTTGTTCTTGCGAACGCTGAAGTTGTAGCTGATTGTAATACAGTTAGAGCGTGTGGTGAAACCACAGCCCAGTTACCAGCACCACGACGTGTACGCTGTGCAATAGTGTTTGCAACACGGTTGACCATAACAGCCAATGCCGCGTGTTCGTCACCGACGAACGTTGCAGTACCACTTACAGCATTTTGATCGTATGCTTGTTGGTTCTGAGTACCTGCTAAAGCACGTAATGATGCAAGAACTTCTTGATCAATTTCAGCAGTAATTTCTTGGGCTAATGCCGCCATAATTTCTGCTTCGATATCAATACCTTGCTGTGCTTGAGCATCTTGTGCCGATTCAAAAGTCCAGCGAGCTGATAGCTTACGAGTCTTTGCTTCGACAGTTTGTTTTAAGATTTGGATGCTTAGACGTTTGCCTGCTACACCTTCTAGTCCAGCTGTTGCTTGACCGCCTGGTGTTGCGTCAGTGGCATTACCTGCATAAGCCGCCGCAATCTTAAATGGTGAAAGTGCTTCTTCACCAACTTCGTTACCATCACTTGCGTCTGCGTAACGAACTCTTAATGTGTGGATTTGACCCACTGGTCCAGTCATCGGCTGTACACCAACTAATTCGTTGGCGATAACAGTCGGCATAACTCGACGTATTACTGGTAGGATAACTCTGTTTAGAGTTGCAACATTACCGGCTGATGTAGATCCAGCGGTAGCAGTCTCATTCAACCACTTGCGTGTGTTTTCAAGAGTACTTGCCATCACTGCTTTCTTATTGCCACTTAGGCCTTCACAAAGAGCGGTTTTGGTATCCTGCCAGCGATTTTCTAGTAGTTCTGACATTGTTTTCTCCTTAATTCAATCCTGCAAGTCTTCGAATGTCAACAATATTACCTGTTGCTTCCGAGCTTACACTACTAACGTTAGATTCTTCTTTATTGCCTGTAATTGCTTTTGCCTCTGATTCTGTTAATGTCGCCTTCTTCTTTTCTGGAGTCTTCCCGTCGATTACCGCCGGCATATACTTTTCAAACTGTTTTTGCAACTTGTCAGTATGTACACTTTCCAGTAAGTCATTCATAATCTCTGTCTGGTCTTTGCTCAAAGGAGCAGTTAGTTCAGACATGATATCTTTTCTCTTAGCCGCATCAGAAATTTTAGAAATTTCTGCATTTTTCTCTGCGATTACTTTTGATTTTGCATCAGCTTCTGCTTTAACTTCTTTAATTTGTCCATCTTTCATGTCAACAACTTGTAAAAGTTTAGCAGTTTCTGATTTCTCATTCAGATAACTGTTTGAGTATTCATTAGCGAACGTTTCGAAAATTTTACGACCAAAATCATTTCTACGTGCTGAGTCAATATCTTCTTTAAGCTGTCCAATTTCTTTTGTAAGTCCTTTTCCAACTACATCTGATACTAATTTAGCACTCTTCTCAACAAACGTTGATTTAACTTTGTTAAGATGTTTCTTAGCTTCACGTACTAATCGTACTTTCGTTTCAGCCAAGTCTTTCTTATCTTCGTGGAACTCTGCAATTTCCTTGCTCAAAGCTTCTACAACAAATTCCTCAAGTTTGCCAAACTTATCTGACATAACTTTTTGGTCTTCGTGTAATTCATTAACTTCTTTCTTCAACTGTTCCATCACAAATCCTTTTAGCAAGTTAGCGTTTTCACGCATAGCAATAACATATTTTGCTCTTGCTTCTGCTAAATTTTTGCGATCGTCAGTGAATTCGGAAATTTCTTCTTGAAGTTTTTCGCTCACCATATTATCGATTGCTTCAACCATAGTTGCTTTATCGTGTTCATATTTAGATGCGAACTCTTCGCGAAGTGAAGCAGTTACTTCCAATCGAGTTTCCTCAATTTTCTTGTCCCATGCTTCTTGAATTTCAGCTCTGATCTCTTCAGAAATTACATTGTTTTCAAAGAGTGATTTCAGTGCGTCCAACATTATATTCTCCTTATTACTGGAGCCCTTTGATGATAT